CTAGCAAAGTCAGGAAGACGACTAAAAGTAATTTGAACGTTAGAAAATACTGGGACCATGTTTTGGTTAAAAATAGTGTGGCTGACACTAAAACCATCAATAATTCCTAGATACCTTAAGTTTTTTCCTAAGTGTAGTTCTACAGGGTATGCACCGAGGTATCCAATATCTGACGTAAATTTTTTGCGTAAATTGCTTTTTAACTGGTATCCCAAGAGTGTGCGAAGCAAATACTCAATGTCGTACATTGTTCCTAATTCTTTAATTTGTTTTAACTCTTGAGTAATGCTGGTAAGTTCAGCCGCTGTTCCAGAGTTCTCTGTGGTTACCTTATGATTTCCTACATGTGAATATATTTCGTTAACTGGTAAAGAGCCGTCAATCATAGCGTCAAGGTGTTTAAAATCGTGCATCCTGTTGATTATGACGCTAAATGTTACGGTGCTGCTTGTAACGCTAGAGCCAATAAGTGGGACTTTATCTGTACCACTTGTCTGTAGACCAATGTCTACTTGAGGTGCACCAGCATACGCCATTGAAACTGTTGAAGGGTTATATTGGAATTGGAATCCATAACGACGAGTATTAATTCGTCTTGTCTTTCCGTCTCCACCAAGTCCAGTAACTCCAGAATCATCAGGTCTCCACCATTTGCCATTTGCTTCTAGCCGTGAAGGGACAATGTAACTTTGAATCATACCTTTATACGGTGCACTATCTTTCCATAAATCTTCAGCATAAGACACTATTGCAGGTAAATTACCTTTATCAACTTTAAAATTTGCTAAGTTATTTGCAGTAAAATAGTTCTCTTTGACTGCTGGAAAGTTATGTACAACAGGTTTAGTGTCATCTCCAACACCCGCCATGCTTCCGCTTGGCGGTTTGTTTGTGCTGGTGTCACCACCTCCTCCGCCTTTTCCATCGGGAGTAGTGGTGGTAGTTTTAGCACCTCCATCACCTGTGGCTTTTGCTAACTCGGTTTTAGCCGTAGCGTACTCTTTAGACTTTTGCTTTAAAAAGTTTAAACAGTGTTTTTCATATTCGTGAATAGTTTCATACCAGAATACGTCATCTCGTATGTTAGCAATGCTTCTTGGGGCATTTCCACCACCACCAAAACTATCTGTTTCAGGGTTTAATTGGCTAGTCCAAATAGGTAAGTCATAATAAGTTAGTTTTCTTGTACCAAATTTTCTAGCAAACTCAGCCAGTGCATTGGTCCAATCTTGTTCATTTAAATCTTTACGAGCAACTGATTTTGTAGCGTCTACAGAATATACGTAGGCCGCATCAGGGTATTGCAGCCCTAGGTTACCTAAAAGAGTGTCGTATTTTACTTCAGTGGTTGAACCTACAACAAAACTAAAGTCGTTATCAATACGTCCTCGTACCCCAGCAGCATTAACGCCTTCTATGTAATGGTCTTTATTAAAACTTGCAGATTGAATTCCTGCAGCAACTACTAGGTAGACTTTACCGCCAGAAATTCTGTAAGAATTGATTTTTGTTTTAGCCAGACGTTTTTTTGCTTTAGCCGCTTGAGCAACGACTGCGGCATAGCAGGCTGCAGCAATTTTTTCTTTTGCTTTAGCAATGTTTGCTTCGTTAACAAGGCTTTGTGGCGGCGGTGTAGCCCGAATGATGATTGTGCCTGCCATTATAGTCTCCCCATCGTTGAAGTTAATGTATCGTTGTCTAGATACTCTTTAATAAGTTTTGCAAAACGTCTTGCTTCAGATTCTGAAGCCTGTGCTACGGATACGTTTATAGTGACGTTGTTTCCGCTTCCATTACCACCGCTGCTAGGACCATCTCCTCCACCAGTAGTACCCATACCTCCACCTAGGTTTGCACCTGTAGAAGTTCCTTTACCCAGCAATGTTCCGCCGCCACCAGAAGACGCACTAGTTCTACCGCCACCTGCAGCAGCAGGCTTTCCAACAGCAGCACCCTTATAGGACGAAGGTATCTTAGTACCATTACCTGCCGCACCTGAAGAGAACCCTAGTAGACCCGCATCAGCAGAGCCGCCCATACCACGGACAGAGTTAGACGAAGTCCTGCTGCCGCCTGCAACACCTGTGTTGCTTCTATAGTTTGCACCTAAGAATGGTGATGGGTCAACCCTTACGCCACCTTTCCAAAGTTCAAAGTGGAGGTGAGGTGCCTCAGAGAAACCTGTGTTACCCACCCTAGCAATTTGCTGGCCTTGAGTAACCTTCTGGCCAACGCTGACATCGAACCCACTTACGTGAGCGTACAAAGTTGAGTAGCCATTTCCATGGTCAACTTTTACTCTTAAACCATAACTTCTGTCGCTAGTACCCATTGTGTTTCGGGCAGTTCCACCAGTTTCCGTAACAGTTCCGTCAGCAGCAGCCATAATTCCTGTACCTTCTGCAGCAGACCAGTCAACAGCCCAGTGACCCTTTGGGTGAAGGTTGTCATAAACTCCGTAACCACAAACCATTCGGGCTCTACCTACAGGGTGAATAAGTTTAAAGTTAGCCCCAGCACCTGCACCAGCACTGTTACCACCAGCACCGTTGCTACTTCCACCGTCACCAGTAAACCCACCATAAAGTGCACCAGCGGTGGCTCCAATAGCAGCACCAATTCCTGTACCAAGACCTGGAATAATGCTTCCAACCATTGCACCCATACCACCCCAAGATGCGGCAGTACCAATAGCGTTACCTACTTTACTGTTGACACTTCCTTGAGCAGAATCACCAGCAACAGCATCTCCAATAAAACCACCAGCAACACTGGCAAGCAACCCAAGACCAAAACCTTTACCGCCTTTAAGTCCGCCACCTCTTCTAGGTGCAGGGGCTTTAGAGTATCTACCTGTCTTAGGGTCACGATAGCGACCTCCACCAGCGGCGACTGGGCCACCGCCTTTAGGCCCAAGAACTCCTGCACCTCTTAAACTTTTTGTTAGTAATGCGTTAGTTAATAGTGCCCCACCAATATCCCCTAGACCACCTAATAGACCGCCTGCAGCAGTCATTCCTCCAGCGATTGTAGGGTCTCTCATACCTAAATTAGTTCCAGCATTTAATTGAGCCATGGCCTGACCAGCAGGAGTCTTTAAGAACCCCTGCATAGCACCATTAAACTTCTCAATAACCACAACGGCTTTTTTCATACCTTCAATGTACGCCTCTGTTGCAGTCTCCATAGTTTTTGTTTGAGAAGTAACGGCACTATACTCAGACTGCATAGGGTTATCTCCAGCCTTCTTTTGAAGGCGAGCCATAAGTTTATCGTCGCTCAGGTCCATGTTTTCGCCGCCAGCAGCGTCAAGCATGTACTGGTAAGCCATACGCTGCTGAGTAGCATCTAACCCAGAATTTTTAAGGTTTTGCTCTAACGCACCACCCTGCATAGAGGTCTGTAATTCGGCTACAGTAAGTTTTTGCCCACCAGTCATACGTTCATTTAACTGAGAGAAGATTTCTCCCTGAGAAAGACGCTTACCTGTTATAGGGTCTGTTGTATATAACCCAAAGTTACGCATCAAAGAACTAGAGGTTGCACCACTAGTTAACCCGCCCAATGCTTGAGCAGCAGTAGCGTTATCTATGTTTAAATATTTAGCGGCATTTTTTGTAGATGTAAGTAAATTTTGGAATTGCCCTGCGTTAACTCCTGTGGCGTTAGCGTTAACTCCCATACCAGAAAAAATAGCGGCAGTAGCGGCATCCATTCCAAGACCTGTAATACCGCCCTTCATACCATTAAAAGTGGCGTTTGCTATTCCTGCCCTACCCCCAGCAGAACCTCCCTGCATAAGGTTAGCCCCGTAAAAACCTGATGCTCTAGTTATGGTTGTTTCAACGTCAGGCATAGCCATAAAGCCACCAGCAACAACGCCAGTAAGGGCCTTCAGACCTCCTTGAGCAGCACCCATGCCCAAGTTCATTTTCCTGGTCCAGTCCCAAGTAGCCGCAACATTTCCTGTTGGAGGCATGAAACTGAAACCACCCATAGATTGGGATAAACGGTTACCTGAACCTACACCTAAGCCTCGCTGACCAAATCCCCCGTTACCCATAGGCTGCATAGCACCGCTATTGGCAGTAGTAAACTTTTTAAAACTTTCGGTAAGTTTAAGGACAAGACGGTCCATTTTGGATAGGGCATTATTAGCCCCCTCAATGTCGCCAACTAAATCTTTAGCCATTGTCCTTCACCACCTTTCCGCTCGTTCTGGCTATTTCAAACCAGTTCAACCTTTCACGGCTAGACATCTCACGGATTTCCGTTAGAGTCCAACCTTTATACAACTTAGCCAAAGAGGCCCAAGCGTAAATTAACTCTTCATAACTTATTAGATTAGAGGCGAAACAAAGTACCGAGATTAATCGGCACCTGCACTTCACTCTCACAATCTGGGCAAGTTACATTTATTGGGTCAAATAGTGGGCCAGGGTTGCGGTCTGAGATAGCGTCTGCAATAGCACGTCTGTCGACAAGTCCTAATGCTTGAATCTGTGTTTTACTAAAGACGGGTCTACCATCAATTTCTAATACGGTTTGTTCTAGCAGAGTTGTTAAAGACTCTGCAATGTTTGCTTCAGGGTTAGCCAAAAGTTTTTTCTGTGTCTTACCTGTTGGTAAAGTCACCAAAAACTCTTTGTTCTTACCTTTAACGATAAAGTTAGTTTCCTGAGCGTCAGGCAAAACCCTGCTCTTAATGTCTTGCAGAATGTTAACTTCTACAGGTTTAAACTCAGAGCATCCATTACAGTACCCAGATAGTTCTGCTGTTTCACCAAATGTTGCACGGTAAACACCTAGAAGGATGGCATCTCTGTCTCCAACTAGTAGGCTATCAAGCAACTCATCAGTTGCTTTAGTATTACCTAATGAAACGGTTGTACGGTTTACGATTATGGAAAACATTTTTCCAGAACTTTCTGCTCTGATTAATGCTTCTTCATCTCTACCGTTTATTTCTCTTACAAGAGCAGTCTTGACAACCTCCCCGTCGATTACGATACCTCCAGGGAGGTCGACAAGAATGTCTGTAGGAGAAACAATTTTTGGTGCTTCTACGGTTTGTGGTTCGGATAGTGCTTGAGCAAGCAAGTCATTTGCTTTGTTAGCGTCGTCTGCTGCTCTTAGGGTTTGTTCTGCCATGTTATTCTCCTTGTTTAATTATTTGGTTTAGTATGCTTCGTACTCAGACTCACGTACTGCTGCTGAACCAGCGTCAGTTAGGTCCTTACCCCAGATAACTTCAAAACCTTCGTGAGTCAGAGACATCTGCTCAACCAAGATAGCGTTGTCACCTGCGTTTAGGTCTGAGTACGCTAGTGAAGTAATCCAAGCGTTGTACACCTTAAAACGCATTGAAACGTGGTCGTTGTAGGTAGTAGGGTTAGCACTGCCTGCAGTTGCGGTAGACGCCAGTGGGTGGCTTAGAACATCGATGTCAATGTCAACACGGAAGTCTGAAGCCGCAGTACGTGTAACGGTTCCTTGAACTGTCTGAAACAGTTGCTTCATCCACTTCCAGTTTTCGTCTGTACCTAGAAGCACACCACGCTGCATTGTTAGTGGAGCAAATGCAGTTTGGCCTGGAATCTGGTGAACAGTGGTGTTGTAGCCACCTTCACGGTAAGGGATTGAGTCAGTAGACACAGCCATACCTGATACCGAAGTAAACCCAAATGGAATTGACGCAACTGCCTGTGACCAAGGGTTTGTGGCGTTAGCACCTGTGTTACCACCTGTTGTAACGTGTGGTTTGAAAGTAACTAGAAACCTAAAGTTTCTAATCGGGTCAGTTGCAATGTTAGAGCGGTTGTTTAATATAGTAGCCATTGTTTTCTCCTTTAAGGCTAGTTGCCAGTAATCTGGCTTAGGTTGATAACTACAAATTCAGCAGGGTACTCAAGAGCAACACCAACCTGAATGTTTACTACACCAGTAGCAATAGACTCTGGAGTATTGTTTTGGCTGTCTATCTTCACGTAGTAAGCCTCGGCAGGTGAGTTTCCACGCAGTCCACCTTGGTTACGGTATTCGTTTAAGAACACGCTCACTACAGTACGTAGTTGAGACCATAACTTTGTGTTGTTGTTGTTGAACACAGCGAACTGTGTAAGGTTCTGTAGTTGCTTTGTAATGTAAATCAAAGAACGACGAGTGCTTACATACTTGTTTGCAGTACCATCCTGAAGAAGAGTACGTGCACCCATAACAACTACCCCAGCACCTGGAAGGTTGCGGATAGCGTTTACAGAAGTTCCGTAAACTGGGCTACCAGAAGGACCATACACACCAGTGTTAAGTGAGTCTAGGTCTTTAGGTGAGAACGCACGTTCCAAAGAAATGGCTGTACGAATTCCCGCATTAATACCTGCTGGAGATTTAAATGGGCCATATGACTTATCGGTAGACAAGTAGATACCAGCAATAGCACCTGCAGGAGCAGTCTTACGAAGTGCTTGAGCACTACGAGCAACAGGGTCCTGAATGTAGTAGTGAGGGTAGTAACCTGCGGCACGTGATGATGCAGTACGTGCAGTGATGTATGCGATAGCCTGAGCGACAGTTAGGCTCGGTGCGGTATCGATAATCGCAAAACCGCTTCCTGAATTAGCCCATGCAATTAGTGCGTCATGAACTAAAGCCAAGTGAGCAGCAGCAGAGGCGTTACCGTCTACAACGAACTTCTCGTAAATGTTTGGTGCAAAAACAAGAAGTGGGCGGTCGATAGCGTCAAACTCTGAAGTGCCGTCAGTAGCAAAAACTCCAGTGTAGTCAGTGTATACAGGGGCAGAACCATCAGCACCACCAGTCAATGGTAGAACATTAGTGATTTCCTGTGTGGTTGGGGTGCCTGTAGAAGACAACGCCAAAGTAATGTAGTTTGAAGTAGCGTTTACTACAGTCTGAGCATAGTCAGCAGAAGCAGCGTTGTTAAACACTACGTTAGTGAACTGTTCAACAATAACGTCGCTGTTTCCGTCAACGTTAGCAGTGCCTAGATACGCAGTTGCTACTTCTTTCAAAACAGTTAAGTTGTAGTAGTTTGCTGTTGCAGTGCCAGTAATCTGGATACGAAGGTTGTTGCTATCTGCACCTTTGTTAAGTGATGAAGCAGTTCCAAGGTTACCGCCAGATTTAGGGATAGCCACTGACGCAACTGCTGCACCAGAGCCAAGCACTCGGCGAACATACAACTCTGAACCACCGTTAGCAAAGAACTGGTTTACACCAATAGTTGCAGGGTATGAAGCGTTGTAGCCACCAAATTGCTGTGTAAAGTCAAACCAAGAAGTAACAAGTGTTACTGTGGCAGGGCCTTGTGGGAAAGCACCAACAATAGCACCAGCGGCATTAGCCGAACCTGAGGCTTCAATAGGTGCAGGGATTAGAGTCTCATTTACATAGACTCCAGGACGACCATAGGTCATTGTATCTCCTTAGGGTTAATTGGGAAAATTCCGATTAGTGGCGGTTTATTAGTTCGACAGGGGTAAGTACAGTTTCTTCTACCGTGTAGTATTGGCGGTATGCTTCCTGCACGATTTCACTAGTGACTCGTACAGTTACAGCATTGATAAACAAACGTTTTGCTTGTTCAACACTATCTCTCTTCGCTACGTCAAGTACCTCTAAACGACGAACAGTATTGTCATCTAGAGTTAATTGGCCGAAACGTAAAGGAAGTTTTTCATGCAGCAGTTGAGACAGCAACTCACGGTCGTGTCTAGGTTGGCGTGCATAAGTAGTTATTTGATAGTCAATGTTGACTGGGATAGGCAGGTCAATATCCCAACCTAGGTCGCTAGTCTCAGTAGGGCCTAAGTAGCCAAACTGTTCTACAGTGCCTGTAATACGGCCACGCATTTCACGTTCGGTATCACGCTGAATATCAATCATGTCAATAGTGATGTAAGGGTAAATCTGTGAGCGTAACTCCTGGTCAGGCTGACCAAAGAACACGCCTACTTGGCGTGGAGTGTCATCCCCTGTAGCACGCTGGTCGTGTACAGTTATGCCTTGAATTTGCTTACGTAAAGCGTCATCTTCAGATAGGAGGAAAGTCATTTAGTTTCCTTCCAGCGGTTGTTAAGGGTAACCATAAAAGCATCGTTAACGTGCTTAGGGTCGTTCATAAACTTACGGATGGTGGCGGTAGGCTTAACGTTCTCGTTGCCATACTCGTGCACAAAAGCACGGTCAGCGTAATCTGGGTGAGCCTGTGCAGAGAACTTCCCGTTCTCGTGGGTGACATGCAAAGTGCTGGCCACTTCAGGGTCCCAGCCACTGTGGACGGCTTGCTTACGCAATTGTGCCGTCATATAGCGTGCAGTATCCTGCTTTGCTTTCTGCGTTGCTTCTAGTAACTTCTTCACTTGTCATCGCCTGTACGTTGGGCAACTTTACCGCCAACGTAACCAGCAATCACAGATAATAAGATAGTTTGACCGAAGGTAGGCTTACGTGCTCCCCCGACTCCTCTGATGAACTCTTGTTGTTCTTGAGGGTTGGGTATATCAGCAACACGTTCCCACCAAGGTTTCCAGTCCTTAGATGACATCGCAAAATCCTTTATTAAAGGTGCAGGGCTACGTTAGTAGATAGGTACCCGCATGGATACCTACCCTCTAAGGATAAAAGAAAACCCTGCTTTTGGCAGGGTAAACTTTGTTTGTGTTGGGACTACTTCTTTTTCTTAGTTACGACGCCTGTTCGGATAGCCTTTTTCATCTGGGCATTTGTTTTTACGCCTTCAACTTTACGCACACCAAGATTTGCTGCGGAGTTGTCATTAACAAGAGGTGGGTTTTTCCCTTTACTGAGTTGATACTGGACTGTTTTGCCCTTTGGGTCTTTAGCGACTCTGAGACCTGCGATGTTTCCGCCTTTTCTTTCAGTCTTGCGGCTTGATTTTGGGTTAGTTGCCATGATTACTTCTTACCCATCTTCTTTTCACGCTTATCTTCGGCTTTCTCGCCTTTTTTACCCTCACGCTTTTCGTGAGCGGCTTCCTTAGCCTTAATACCCTTAATAATCTTGGCATCAATCTTCTTGTCTTCAGCCATAGTCTTAGGCTTCTTTTTGGCACCGTGAGCCTTATCAGCCTTCTCAAAGGCCTTTTTCTCATCTTTTTCTAGACCAGCCTTACGGAGCATAGAAGCATCCTTCTTCTTGTCTTTAGATTCGGTGTACTTACCTTTTTCGTAAGATGGTTTCTTAGTTGTTGCCATTTGTCTCTTCTTTCTTGCAGTCGCAGTTGCCGCAACCACAGTTTGTAGGAACTCTCTTATTTGCACAATTGTAGCAAATTTTACCAGTCTCAGCACCAGGGATGCCAAGCAATAAAGCGTCTACACCAGAGTAAACGATGTTTTCTTCAGTAGAACAGACTTTACAAGTAGCCATTATCTATGCAGACCTCCAGGCACGTTTACTACTCTGCCTAGTGCAGACTGTACCCTACCCACATCTGGGTTACCTTTTTTGTCCATCCACCCTAAGGTAGTTGCTGTGCTTTTGTGCATTTCATGTGTTGCCACATTTCTTGCCTTAGCCTTAGCGTATAGGTCAACTCTAGTGCTATGTCCTGGACGCATGGTTATTTCTTACCTCCACGCATTTTACCCAGAGAGTTCTTCTTACGTGCCGTAACAGTTTGCTCACGCTTCATGTTAGGGTTCTTCTTTGTCTTACATGCTGGGCATGTGCCACAAGTACAAGGCTTCTTAACAGCCATTACTTCATACCAATGTTTCTGGTGTAAGTCTTCTGTGGCTTACCGCCACGAGCAACAATAGACTGATTAATTCTCTTATTAGTAGTCTTCATCTTGCTACTGCCTGCAGACCCAGTACCTTTTACCCCAGCACGAACTGCACTTTTAAGTGACTTACCTGCTTTTGCAAGGTCTTTGTCCAGAGTTGGCGTGGTGCTGGTACTACTAGGTGAGGTTTTTTCCTGACGTTGCATGGCAAGTGTAGTACTTGCACTCATCCTACGAACATCTTTCATTGCTTTAGTATTTGCTTTAGCCTGAACTTTTTTACTTGTTGGCATTTACTTCTTCTTTCCTGCTCGACGTTTATTTTCTTTAGCAACATTGTCTTTATGCTTCATTGCCTTCAGGTTAGACATACGGTCATCACCTGCACGACCCTTGTTGTTTTTATGGTCAACATCAGTATCTTTACTTAGTTTACCATTTTTAGACTCATAGTCTGCTCTAGCCTTATTTTTACTTGTAGTCTTCCAAGTACCATCGGCTTGCTTAGTCTTATACACATAGATAGGTCTACCACCATTGGCTTTAGAGCCTTTATATGGGCCAAACTTCTTAGTCTCAGCCATTGCGTTTATCCTTACCAATCTCAGGATGCTTCTTGTGGTACGACTTAGTGGCCTTAACACCCTGAGCCACAGTCTTAGACCCAGCCAGTTTAGTGAGATTCATGCGTTCTTTCTTACCAGACTTGCTAGTCTGCTCAACAATGATGTCGCCCTTTTTACCAGCACCACGGTCTTCTTTTTTCTTTGTGACTTTGTGCTTTAACCCGCCAGCAGTTACTTTAGCCATTACTTTTTCTTCTTTTTAGCGGCAGCCATGTTATCCACTAGGTTTGGGTATGGACGTCCAGCAGCCTTGGCACGAGCCTTAGCAGAAGACTTTTGGCTCTTAGATAGAGGCTTATCTTTTTTAGTTGGGTCTGGCTTCTCCCAGACCTTCTTCTCTTTAGCCATTATCTACTCCTTAAGTTCTGTGCGACACCTTTAACAGCACCCTTTACTGCACCAGCATAGTATGAGCCCATAATCTTAGGTTTAGACACCCCTGAAGCAACAGCAAACTGAATAGCACTTTTAACTGACTTAGGGCCCAACACTGTGGCATCACGATGGACTTGGTCAATCTGCATCTGACGTTCCATAGGGAGCATAGAGGTATTTTTAGCAATCTTCTTTTGAGTAGAGTTGCTTGTAACCATCCTGTTAGCGTAGGACTCCGCCGCCGCCTTTACAGCGTTAGGTTTCTTAGCCATTACTTCTTGCCTTTCTTAGCATCAAGCCGCTTAGACATAGCGGCAGCCTTAGACTTAGCATCACTCTTAGAGGAGGCACCCCAAGCCTGTAGAGACAATAGTAGTCTAGTAGGCTCACCGTTAGGCTTACGCTCTGGACCAGGGTTACCGCCCATTCTAGCAAGGAATGATGCACGTCTAGGGTTATCGCCAGACTTAACTGGAGCCTTCAAGTTAGACCCAGGGTTTGCTCTCTCATAGGACTTACGTCCCTTTTCATTAAGACCGCCTTTAGCGTTCTTACCAGACTTTTTCTGCCATGCTTCGCTTGCCATTAGTTCTTCTTAAATTTAGGGGTCTTTTTAGGGCCTTTGCCTGTAGTGCTGTAACGGCTGTGAACTTTCTCACCAGCAGTGTCAGTAGGGTTCTTCTTAATGTTACCCTTGTGCTGTGCCTTTACAGTCTTTTCGGCTTTGCCATTAGAGTCTTTAGTGTTAGCGACGTTAGCCTTCTTCTGGCCTTTTGGTCTTGGTAGTGCCATTATTTTTTCCTCGGTTTCTTCTTTACTTTTTTAGGTAGAGCCTTATCTTTAGGTGTGTGCTCTTCCCATTTTGCCGCCATTTTAGGGTTGGTGGCGTACATGAATTTTCTTTGTTGTTCGCTTTTAAACGGCATAATTACCAACTAGATAGTGCGGTACGTTTCCAAGTGTTGGTGGCTACACATACGTATAGGAATCCAGATGCGTAGGCTAGTTGACCTGCGGTACCTGTTGCTGTTGCTGATGCGGGTACAGCGACCCAAGGACCTACCTTGGTGTCTAGGTAGTCTAAAGCAGTGTTTAGGGTAGTGCCCCAAGAGGACTGCCCGATAGTAGGTTTAACAAGTGGCATTTTTACTCTCCGTAAAGGTCAGAACCGTAAGTGCTAACATCATAACCAAAAGTTCTGTAATCTGATTTAGATGGTGTGGCGTATGCCTGAAACTGTGGGTCATTTACAAGTTCTTCAGCGTTCATCTGGTTGCAGTCAATTGTTACTACAGCCCAACGGTAACCGAAAGAGCCTCTAGGTAGCACCCTTGTAGGGACAAATACTTGACCACGATAAATAATTCTATCTTTAATGTGGCCGTTAGAGTTGGTAAGTAAAGTAGGTAAAAAACGACTTACTTCACCTACGTTGATAACTAAGCGAAGTGTGTCTGAGGTATAGAAACCACGTTCATTCATGACGTTAGTTCCACGAACTAGTTGAGCCATAACTACAGGCATCTTGAACGGTAGCATCCAGCGTCTACCCTTAGTGGCTGTAGATGATGACACGTCATAGATAGGGTCTACAATATCGGTGTAGTTGTCGTTTAGGTAGTAGTCTTGCCAACGCCACCAGTCAACTTCAACACCTACGGTAGCACCTAGTTCTTCACCAATTCCTTCATACATGGATTTGGCTTCATAGTCTACGCTGAACCTGCCGTTATCGGCTCCACCACCACGCATTACTTAATTCCGTAAATTTCCCAAGAAAAATCTGGGGTGTTACCTGATGTAGCAATAACCATGCTAGTTATCGCTCCTTCTATCCCTGAGTTCTGCCCATAGCCAAACCCGTTTTTATTTTGCCAAGAAACATGCTTTGTTGTTATGTTTAACGAAGGGTTCATAATGTCTACAATTATTTGAGTACTTGTTGACTGAGTTGCTGTCGTTGGTTCATTTGTAATAAGGTACCCAGTCTCAGAGATATCCCCAGTCAAAGATGGTGTATTCGAATAGTTGCTGTATAAGTTCTTATACCCAGTTCCAGTACCATTAAACCTTAAAAGAAATCTACCAGTCGGTGCTCTTGATAGTCCAAGACCAGAAATAACTAACTGTATGTTTTTATAGCCTGAAAAATCAGCACCTGAGATTAATGTCGATGAGCCCGAAGTTGCAGAGTTAGCGACTGTGCCTGAAGCAAATAAGGTGTATCGAGCCGCTTCTCCAGCGACAGAGACTGTCCAAGTAGTGTAAGTTCCTGTGCCATTAGTTTGGTCTACTAAGAACGTGACTGCTAGTGTACCCGTGTTGATGTTGGTGATAACTCCTTCAGCATAAGTTGCTGGAGAAGTAGCGTACGCAACACGAATTCTGGTGCCAACAGCAAGGGCCCCAACCTTGTTTACAGTAATTGCTTTAGAACCAAAACTAACTGAAAGGGAAGTGGAAGAAGTAATCCCATCATAACCAACACCTGCGGCACCTGCAGCACCAGTAGAACCTGTAGCCCCTGTAGTACCTGCAGTACCTGTAGCACCAGTAGCACCAGTCGCTCCAGTAGCACCTACGCTACCTGCTACCGAGAAAGTCCAAGCAGTGAAAGTACCCGTACCACCAATAGCATCCGCATTAACGGTAACAACTAGGCTGGCAATGTTAGTGATAATACCTTCAACATAGTTGGCTGGTGCAGCAGTATTTGCTACACGAACTCTAGTGCCTAATGCGTATGCACCAACTTTGTTTACGGTAATAGCCTTAGAACCTGTAGAAATTGAGATTGAGGTGGTAGAAGTCACCCCATCATAGCCAACGCCATCGGCACCGTTGGTTCCGTTAGTGCCAGCGGCACCAGTAGGTCCAGTAGAACCCTGAGGGCCAGTAGGTCCTGTTGGGCCAGTTGCACCAGTTGCACCAGTAGTTCCAGTAGCACCAGTTGCACCAGTGGCACCTACGTTACCTGCAACAGAGAAAGTCCAAGCAGTCTGTGTGCCAGAACCGCCAATAGCGTCAACGTTAACTGTGATAGAAGTATCCGCAACTAACCCGCTGATTACACCCTCAACATAGTTAGTTGGAGTAGAAGTGTGTGCGGCACGAACACGAGTACCGACTGCGTAAGCCCCAGTACTAGTAACAGTGAACGCTTTAGAGCCTGTAGAAATAGCCACAGAAGAAGTAGAAGTTACACCAGAATACCCTGGACCAGTAGGGCCAGTAATAGTTTGACCCACAGTTCCTGGAAGACCTGCAATGCTTACAGTCCAAGAACTTAAAGTTCCTGTACCTGACGTTTGGTCTACGTTAACAGTGATAGAGGTGTTTACAGTAAGTGCTGAGATTGTTCCTTCAACCCAGTTAGTTGCAGTGTTAATCACTCTAACTCGGTCTCCAAGTACAAATGCACCTGTGCTGGCTACAGTAAAGGTCTTAGACCCAGTACCGATAGCGACTGAGGAAGTTGAAGTTACACCATTATACCCAGCACCTGTTGCACCTGTAGAACCTGTAGCCCCTGTAGGGCCAGTAGTGTTTTGGAAAGCAAGAGAGTTCCAAGCAGTGGTGCCATCACCAATTTTAAAGTAGGTGGCGTTAGTTCCGCTGATTACATAGCCTAGTTCACCTTGTGCTAACACAGGGTTAGTGTTGCTCCAGTTGGTAGCAGTATCCCTGCGTACCTGAATTTTGGTTTTTACGGCCATGAAAATCTCCTAAAGTCTTCTTTTATTGTAAGGCTTTATCTACTCAGAAAGAGCCTGAACTACCATTTGCCTAGAGGGCATTTAGCCGCCTCTAGTTTTGACTTAAACTCCATAAAGCAACCGCACTGTTTGCATTGGTCTAGGCCTTTGATTAACTCTGGACAAGCCCTACAAATCTCCATACGACCAGCGGCGTGGCTCTCGTCAATCTTGCGGGTCTTAGGGTTTAGCAGGTCCAATGGCGTTACGCCATTCTTTTCCTTGTACTGCTCCCATCGGGACTTCTTATGCTCCGTGCTCACCGTGGAACGGCTCCAATTCAGTCATGTCTGTCTCTAGGATTACAAATGCTCCGTCTACAAAAAGTGCGTTCGGAGACTCGACGTACAGCCCATATGGGTGTTCTAAAAGGTTAAGTACTTGTGGGTTGCTTAGTAAGATGCTCCCAAAATATTCGGTGGTCTGTAGTTCTTCTAAAACTTGACCTTCTTTTAGAAAACGAACTGTTATGCCTTCGTGCTCTGGGTAATCGGCAGAAATGTCTACTACCTCGTCTGCACCCTGAAAGATAGCGGCATGTCCTACATAAAGTGGTAAGTCATAGACGCACTGGGTGTCTATAACCCAAACTATGGGCACCCCATTTACACCTTTGTGCACAAATTCAAGAGAACTATCTGTAAGCATTTTATTATCCTAACAGTTGTTTGGGTCGAAACCAGAGCCTGATGATGGAGAACAAGTCACACCTGCCCCATATGGTCCACAAGTGGTAGTGGATGTACAACAACCAAGGGAAATCTGTGCTGAAGTACATTTCCTATTAGTTCCAGTAGTTACCGTCATTGTAGAACTAAGTGTATTAGAACTTTGAGTTGCCCCTCCACCTGGGTTATTTACAGCAGTGATTGTAAAAGCGTAAGTACCTGCTGTTGTTGGAGTGCCGCTAATATCCATATAAGAATTAGCAAGGTAAGTAAATGTCATTCCTGGGGGAATAGAACCTGTTGTAACGCTTGCAGACGTAAAGTTAGAGGCAAAGAAACTGATAGCGTAGCCATACCCAGTGAAATAACTACCAGTAAAAGTTCCATTAAAAACTGGGGTAGGTGCAACACTTACCCCTTTTAAGGAACCAATTAACGCAGCAACTGAACCAGACATTATGTTAAACCGTTACCGCTAATCATCCATGCGGTTGAAGTTATCTTTACAGCCGTAGCCATACCGAATGGGGCAAGAGTACGAGAGCCTGTAGTTCCAGCCCCTGCCAAATACATTGTGTCTGTCGTAATAGCGATAGTCATTGTTGCACCTGTACCCGCAATAAAGGTAAGTGTTGTTCCAATTGGAAAAGCAACACCTCCAGTGTTGGCTGGAATAGTTACTGTTCTTGTGGCTGAAGCGTAGATATGTTTACCAGCATCTGCTGCTGCAACTGTGTAGGCACCTGTAGTTGTGGCGTTCTGCGGTAGTCCCATAAAACCAAAACCTGTAGTTCCAGTTGAAGTAGTTCCATCTACTGGTCCATCACGCCAAGCAGGTGTTGCACCCGCACCTGCGGAAGATAGGACTTGACCTGTAGTTCCAACGGTTGCGTTTAGAGTGATAGGTGAAGTTGTGCTGGATAAGGTAAGCCCCGCCGCAGTGACAGCACTAGAAAAAGTCTTTGCCCCACCAAGGGTTTGTGTACCAGTGGTTACCACACCTGAAGCAGTTACTCCATTTGCAACAGGTACAGCAGCAACTGAAATAGTCGATGAAGTACCTGTAATAGATGCGGTTGGTCCCGCTGTAGTTCCAGCGGTCCAAGTCCAAGTTTGAGGGAAAGTGTTAGTATCTGTTGCGTTAAAAGTAAATGTGCCAGCAGTTTCAGCAATAGTTAAGTTAGTGCCTGAAACAAAGTTAAGGGTTTTAGCAACAGACCCGTTAAATGTGTAAAGGTCTGTTCCTTCTGTTGTTCCAGAGTCGGATTTGATGACTAAAGCATTAGTGGTACTTCCACCACCTCCCACAGCCCAAGAAATAACCCCAGTACCATCAGTCTTTAAAAAGTAACCGTTAGTTCCACCAGAACCTGCAATAGTTAGTGTACCGTTTAAGTCGATGTTATTGAGAAACTTTGTAGTCATGGGTTAACCCTAGCCTATAATTACATATTGGTAGTTAGTTCCAGTAGTAGGGGCAGTTGCAAATGTAAACGTAGTAGTTCCGCTTGAAGTTGAGGCGTTTGTAACGTCTACTTCAACCAAGTTTCCGCTAGTAGCGTCAAACAACTGTGCAGTTACCCATTGACCAAACGCATGGTTAATAGCAAAAGCGGTTGTAGATGAGTTAGCAGTCAATGTACCTGTTTTTTTACGAGCAATACCATCAGTGGTAACACCAGTTAGTGAAGATGTAGGAAGGTCAGCGTAAACAACTGTACGGAACGACGGTGTTCCAGCAGAACCATTTGGTGCGGCAAGGAAAGTGTTTGCAGTAGTGCTACCGTATGGAGCGATGTAGTCAGTACCAGCAGCGGCAAGGCCAACCACACCTGTAGTAATAGTGGTTTTTAGAAGACCAGTTGCTGTTGCAATCTGAGGTACAGACACGTTACCATAAATAGTTGTAGTACTCTTATTAGTTCCAGTCTGACCATTGTTACCAATAGCAATAGTTGCAGTGCCTGAAGTTCCATTTCCTGAACCAATGTTGATGGTTGGAGAACCAGAAGCACCAGTACCAATGTTGATATCACCTGTAGTCCAAGTACTTCCAGCACCTATGTTGAGATGACCTGAAGTAAACCCTGCACCAATAGTAAGAGTACCTGTAGTCAAGATTCCCCAGTTAGCAACGCTATTGGCGGCGTTTGATGTAGTAATATTACCCGTTACGTTACCTGTAAGAGGACCAGAAAAACCTGTTGCAGTAAGAATACCTGTAGAGGGAACAAAGGCTAGATTTGCAGAACTAGTCTTAACACCGTTGTTTCCAGTGTTTGCTCCGACCCATGTAGGATAAACAGCAGTAGCAGTAGCAACATCGTTGGTAACGGCTACGTTATTTGCATTAGTGACAGCGTTAGAGCCAATTAGAGTGGTAACGTCTGTTCCTGTAGCAGCAGTAAACGCACTTGTGCCGTTACCCTTTAGGATTCCAGTGAGTGTGCTCGCTCCAGTACCGCCTTGACCTACTGAAATACCAGCGGATTTGACAACTACAGCACCAACAGCGTCAACAGTAAACGAGTTAGTGTCGAAGGAGGCGATACCTGCAACAGAAGTGCTTGCGTAAGGTACAGACCCAGCACCAGAGAACTGGGTGTAAGAAACTGCGTCAGTACCAATCTTTACAGAGTAAATAGTTCCTGCACCAGTTCCCTGAGTTGCAGTTCCCTTTACGGTCTGAACAAACTGGTCTCCACCGTAAGTGTTTCCACCAATAACGTAAACAAGGTCACCAGCAGCAAGGTCACCAAAGATGCTGTTATCAGAGTCAGTAGCACGAGTTAGGACTGCGGCTGTTCCAACAGCACCAGCAGTAGTTACTACGTAGATACCGTTAGCGATAGATGAAGCACCAGCAGCAGCGGTGACACCATCTTTTACAAGAACACGGTCGCCCTGAACAAGAGTTACTGAAGTATCTAGAGTGACTACGCCAGTAGCAGAGTAAGTAATGGTTGCACCAACACCTGTACCGCCATCACCTGGAGGGTTAGGAGTAGTAGATGGGCCAGCGGCGTAAACACCAGCAATAGTTCCAGTGGTTGCAGCAACTACAGCATCGTGAATGTTGATACCAGTAGAAACGTTGTCTACATAGTCTTTAGTTGCAGCGTCAGCAGCAGCGGTAGGAGTTCCAAGACCAGTAATCTTGTTGCTACCCATAGCGATAGCACCAGACATCGTGCCACCAGCCTTTGGCAGGGCAGCGTCAGCAGTTGACTGTGCAGTTGCGGCGTTAGTCACACCGAGGCTACCACGGTCATAAGCAGCCTTAGCAGCAGTGGCTGTAGCGGCAAGAGTAGAAGAAGTAGTTGAGGTAGAATCGCTCAACTGGACGATACCAGCAACGCTAGTAGTTCCTGAAACTACTGACAAAGTAGATGCTTGAGAGCCGTTGTAACCTGGGTAGGTGGCAGTTAGACCAGTGCTAAAAGTAAGCGTGTTAGCAACTGAGCCAGCCGAACCAGTGGTGTTCTGGTTGAGGGTTGGGAAGTCACCCGCAACAGCAATTGATAGCACGCCAGTAGAGGTGGTGTTCTTTAGGATACCTGTTCCCAAAGCACCCAAGAACTGTGCCCCAGTCAAACCTGCGTCAGTAGTACCTTGAACAATAAACTTATTAGAAAAAGGTACGCTGGTTGAACCGTCAACTGAATTACCTGCAAGGTTTACTGCTGAAGCCCATTTAGTAGAAGTTCCAGCGTTACCCGTGATAGAAAGTCCAGTGATGCTAGTAACTGAGCCGCTTGTGTTACCTAAAGAAACAGATGTACTTCCTAAGAAGAACGAGCCTCCACCAGTAGAAATAGTCTGCCAACCTGTGTTATCACGATACTTTAGAACGTTTAGGGTGTTGTCGTACTGGATACGACCAGTACCAGAAGTAATGGCGTTAATAGAAGTGGTTGAAAGGTTACCAATCGCAGCACCTTGAAGTTCAAGACCATTCAAGTTGATTGGAGTCAAAAAGTTACGAGCCATTTACATTCCTAAGATAGATAAGCAAAGCCTGTAGTGGCAATGCTAAAAGTTATAGTTACAGCATTTGTAGACGGGTAAGTAATTTCGCCCTCGATAGTAAACCCAGTTACGTCAGTTGTAGTAACGTTTGGGTACATGCCCAAGTTATGTGTGATGTTCCAAGTAGATGATACCGCATTTTGAGCGTGGACATACGATGAACCCGCAGGACCAGCAGGGCCAGTTGCCCCAGTAGCACCAGTTGCACCAGTAGGGCCAACCGCACCTGCAACCCCCTGAGGACCACGTTGGCCAGGAACGCCTGGAAGGATAGCAATATCAACTTCTGGCTGTCCTTGGTCATTCGGTACACCAAAGTTAGCATCGCTATAAGTTGGTCCAGGAGCAGAAACTACCCCAGGCCCAGATTGTAAAAGACCAATGTCAACTTCAGGTTTTGGAATAGTAGGCATTAAATAACCACCGTACTTCTTCTAGCAATAAAGAAGTTACCACCCTTATACTCGATAGACTCTCCTGTGAAATAGTCAACGGTAGACAGTGACCAGTAAGTACGCTCTGCGACTCGGAGTGTCTCGTCTTTAGTTAGAGATAAATGGAAAGTGTATTCTTTAGAGGTGTTGGTCTCTACTTGACCAGTCAGGTTAGTCAAAGCCAACGCAGTTGTTGCGATTCCTGTGACTGTAAATGATGATGCGGTTAACCCACCTGAAAGAACTGTATAGTATCCATCAGCAGAGTCATCAACATCGGTGACCACAATAGCGGTTCCAGCAGTCAATCCGTGAGGGGCACTAGTAGTAAAAGTAACTGTTGTGCTGCCAGAAGTTCTAGCGGCCTCAGTGACTATGTCAGTTCCAAGAACATCTACTTCAAGAGCAAAGTTCTGTACCGCAAGAACAGAGCCACGTTGATTTAGCAACTTGGCTGTAAATAGTTTGCCAGCAAAATTATCTGTATAAACAAGGGCACCAGAGTAGGCACGGCCTTGATAGGCGGTAAGGTCCCCGCCTTCAGTTACCCAAGGAACTGTTTTGTCGCCATAAGTTGGGGCAGGAATGTCTACACGCTGAGGGTATGAACGGTCATCCACTTCTTGTGGCTTGTAGATAGGTACGTAACGTCCAGTAGCCTTAGAGATTCTGCGGAAACTAAATACGTCAATCTTGTATAGACCAACGCCAAGATGTACACATAAATCACGGTATTGTCCCTGACGAGCAGAAACCATGTCCATCAACTGGCGGTAACGTTCAGAACGAGGGATGCTCACACCATCAGGTGCAGCAATATCGATGTCAAATGAGGCATCAGTTGCCAAAGTATATAGAGCCAAAGTAACAGCATAAATAGATACTGGGTATTCTTCCATAGCAGGAAGGGTGTCTACAGTCATTTTGCGACCCAAGGAGTCGGTGTGCCCAGCAGAGTGCTGTGCTACTGCGTCAGTAATAAGGGAAGTAAGTTCAACATCTGTGAAATAACGGTAATACAAACCGCTTACAGTAAGTTCATCACCATCAGCAGGGATGAAATCTAAAACAAGAACACCAGTGGATTCTTCTACATGGGCTTGGGTAGTTACCTCTGTGCCATTATTGTAGACAACAACGCTAGTAGCGTCTAGAGGAGAGTAGTGCAATTTAAAACGGTTAGTAGTTCCATCAGCAACAAACTGGGAAACAAACGTTTTACCCATGTCGCCAAGTTCTAACCGAACTCTACTGATTAGGCTTGCTGTAGTAGCCATTAATCCTCCGAAATCTTCTCTTCTATGTTCTCTTATTCAGCGAAGAAATACACGGTAAAAGGAAAGCCCGTCCTGCTGGTGAGGAGGGCGGGACCAGCAGAACGGGCAGTCAAATGGAGTGTTACTGTCTCCAGGTGTATCCGAGACGCTCAAGATGAGCGGCTAGTTCTACTGGTACTGAATAACGAACTCCAGCCTTGAAAGTATAGTTCTGTGGTGCTCCGTTAACTATACCGAAAGTCATGTCTTCGATGTCAGTGATGGTGCGAATAATTACCTTGTCACTAACAATCGAAACGCCAAGTTCTTCAATCTCATCGATAAGAATTGG